CTAACAGTCTTGGCGGCACCCCTGATTGCGGCGTCATCATAAGTTTTAACTGATTGTTCAGCAAAAGATCTAGCAGAATGTAAATCACCTTGAGCAATAACTTTTTCGTGTACTTTTATAGTTTTAGTACCTTCATCTTTTTTCGCTGATGGAGGTAAATCTCTGTTTTGTTTTCTTACTGCCTCCAACAGTTTATTAAAATCCGAATGTAATTCAGCTATCAAAGATTTTATATCGTTACGAAGTTCATTAATTGCTGCACCACTTTTAGTTTCAACTACTATCTTTTGTGTACTAGGTTGTTGTGGACTTGTCGAAGTTCTAGCTATTAAATCAGATAATGTTTGTACAGCCTTAGCAGTATCTTGACGATTGTGATCTTCTGGCCTACTCTTTAAAACATCAAGTAATTCACGTAAAAGTTTTACCTGTTCACGTTTAGCATCTTCTACAACCCTCTTTAAACTAGAACTATCCTGCTGCCCTGAACTTTGGGGGAGGTTAAGATTTTCTATCTTACTACTAAGTTTATCTATACTTACATTAAGGGCTTTGCTAGCACCTTCAGCCATAGCAGTTACAGATGTAGGTTTTTGTGCTGTTTTACTTGACGCATCTTTTATGGTTCCCTGCAAAGCGTCAACGGCACGTTTTAAATCTTTTACATCCCTTAGTGAGGCTATAAGGGTACGGACATTAGAAAAATCTTGATTTTTAGTCTTGGCTGCAAGAGCCTTTACCACAGCTTGTGATACGGAATTTTTAATATCGTCACTTATATTACCTAAAGAATTTTTGATATTTTGTGACAGAGTTTGTGAAGGTTCACCTGATATAGGCCCCTTACTCCTTGTCTCAGGTGCTATTGTCCTGGCTATTGCAGTAACTATTTTATTGACAGAATCTTCTGATAAGACTACTTTTGTGACAGCAGATGGCTGGTTCTTTAAGGTACCTTGTAATATATCTCTTACAGCCTTTGCTAATTCTGCTCTAAGAGCTTGTGTTAACTGGCTTGTAATGTTTGAAGAATTGTTTCCTAAATTTCCTGATGAACCAGCAGTGTTTGAAGTGTTAATATTTATATCATAAGTATTATTGGCCAACCTTCTTTACCCCCAATATTTCTAACTTCTACGTGATGTTCTTTTCTTTATATCGGCTCTATCTTTTATCCTTGCCGCTTCTCTCGGTTTGTCATATTTAATATCTTGATAGATATCGCTAAACTGGGTAACAATAACTTCTTCGCTATCAAAAGCCGACAACTTACCCTTTGTCGTTTTGTTCCCCTTCCTAAAAGAAGCTTCCTTTTCCAGTTCCTTATAATAATCATCCATATAGGTATCCAAAGCAGTATCATCATTAATGATATGCTCTGGGGGCCTATCTTCAGGCATCATTTCGTATATTGATTGGTAGTAATTAGACCAGTACACCAGATTCAACTGATCATTAGTATACATACTACTAGGCCTACCAAACAATGACTCATTGGTTTTACAACTATTTATATATCTAATTCGCCATAGATTGCTTCTAGCTATATATCTAATAGTGGTTACATCTATACCATTGTAAAACTTGGTATATTCTGAGAGTACTAATGTTCTAAACTCTGGATCGGGTTCGTTAAAAAAGTCATCTAAAGTTTTCCAATAACGCTCACCACTATCAGAGTCATACACGCACATAGCGCATAAGAAACTATTCCTATCCTCGTCGGCTTTAGACTCAGCGCTAAACGCTAATGTAGAATATTTTCTATACCGTAACTGGAAGGCTTTAGCCTCTAGTTCATTAATATATTTAGAAATCCTATCCTTGTTGGCCATTACTTTGGTTATTTTAGATAACAAAACTTTCTGAGCCTCAATCTTAGCTTCCAGTCCTTCCAGTTCTTTTTGGTCGGCTTCAGTAAAAATGTTACGTTCTACAATAACCTTTTCTAATTCATCAGTAGGTAACAGACCTGAGTCTATAGCCTCTTTATGGCTTTTATCATATATATATTTGGCCCTGATTAATATTTTGTTAGTAGGTTGTCTGAACTCTAGCAACAAAACATCAGAGCCTTTATTAAATTCTTTTAATGTTACACCCTCGGAGATCTGTGTTATAAGATCCCCAAGTTCTTGGTAAGAAAGCTCCATATATAAATTTACTCGCTTTTCTTGGTCCTCTTTTTAGTAGCTTTACTTTTTGTGGTTTTCTTTGGTGCTTTTTCAGGCACTTCTTTTAACGCTTCTTCAGCTTCTTTAGCACGCTTGAGTAGATCTTCTTCTATCTCTTTAAAAGCTACAGCTTCTGGAGTATTTTCCATAAAGTCTGAGTCTAGACCTTGTAGGAAGAGCATAACTTCGTAACGAGCTATAGACGGTAAGGTACCTGATTCCACATCATTAAGGTAGTCTTCATAAGTTTCCCAAACTCGATTACCGTCTTCACTTCTTACCATACACGATGTAAGGTATTCTAATCTAGCATCATCAGAAATCTGCTCGCAAGTATTACCCATAGGACCGTTGAAACGCTGATTCCACTGAAACAATTCTTCACGAAGTTCCATAACTTCTATTGCAAGTACACGCTTTTCCTCAACGTCATCTGCCATCTCTAATTGTGTTATCTTATCGCGCAAATCATCTTCCAACTCTCTAGCCCTACGTTCATACTCTGGACCAATTATACCGCGACGCATTAAAATATCAGACATTTCCGCAGCGGTAGTGATACCTTCAACAAGACAATTTGTGTATGTCTTACTATACTGCCAATCTGCTCCCCTAATATCCTCTGCGGTTGGGTCATGTATATAGTATTTAGTCCCGTCTTCTAATGTAAATTCCCTTTTAGCCTTTTCCATAATTTCCTCCTTATTACCTTTTAATCTCTATTACGTCTTCAGACTTGGTTATGTAGTTAACATCATAACTATTATCAAGTCTGGTATGTAGTTTCCTTATACAATCATTGCCCATACGTAAAATGCGACTCCTCAGAGCTCTAAAAGTCTCCTTGTTAGGACAAGCCACTTGAGCATAATCTAAAGTCTTTTCAAACAAATGTGTGACTTCTTTACGGATGTCATCCTTAAGCTTGTCTTTACTTTTATCTGTATAATTCATTTTTTACCTCCTAAACCTTTACCTAAAACGTGGGGAGGTTACCCTCCCCACGGACCTATTAACCTTCAAAGATTAGCCGTTCCGGCGAATCTTGAAATCAGAGGTGACGTTCTGAATAGAAACATCGCCCTTAACAACATACAAGTCATTAGTTGACCTGAAGTTAAAGGTCTGGGTAGCATTGTTACCCATATCCAGAGTCATACCCTCTTCAGTGATCTTCAAGTGCTCGACTACAATAGTCTTAAGAGCGTACTCACGATCACCAGCAACATAAGCACTACCACCATTGTTCAAAACACCGTCAACAAAATAATTCTGTCCGATGAATTTTGAACCGGCAGCTATCTTACGATTAGCGCCAGTACCGCCAGCTTCCTCATCTGTCTGACCATAGATCTTAACAATAAGCTTCAAATCTTCAGAAGTCATCAAATCAGCAAGATCGATATCATCCAGAGTATTGGTCTTGAAAGCTGCCAATTGGTCAGCAACCTTAGCCCAGTTCTCAAGGTCACCAGCTGTGGTATTAACATTGACTGTGATCGGAATCGGTAGAGTCAATGGACGGTCATATGGACCTAAGTGACCAAGCTCTGCAAGAGGTGTACGGGTAAGGTTAGCTGAGATAGTACAACCAGTCAAACGCCAAGCAATATCGTAGCTGGTATCGCTATCAGACACGATATAAACCTCTATCTGGCCCTGACGTAGAGCACCGATAGAATCAGGACGATTGGCATCATCAAGAGCCTTAAAGTAGGTATTTGATGTGCCGCTACCATAAGCATCAGCAGCATAAATAACCTCGATACGGTCACCGTTATTGATGGTTAGACTTGTTGGTAAATAGACAACATGTGGACCAGCAGCATTATACACAAACTTAGTAGCATCAGCTGCTGTACCAGCAATGACCTCTATATTACGAACAGTATTGGTGCTACTGTCAAAATAAGTAACAGCTGCAGCACCATTTTCGTCCTTACGTAAGAAGCCCAGACCTGTTGATAAGGTGGCAACGTTATCAGATGCACCAAGAGTCAAAGAAACCTGAGTTTCTGTACCAGTAAGTTCATACTTGTCGTAGTTAACGAAACGGCCATCATTCAATAGCCACATCTTGTTATCGGTTTCAGCACCGTAGTTCTCAGTAGCGTTGGCACCTGTAGAGTAACCAAACTCAATACTGTTAACGTATACTTCATCCAAGAACACTGTCTGGTCGATGTTGTTAGATAAAGTACCAATAGAACACTCTTCCTGTACAGGAGACCAGATGGTTACACCTGGAAGGTTACCACAAGTGATAGCAAAGTCAGCTAGTGATACACCATGCATAAATGTGGTGGTAGGTGTTAGAGAAGTACCACTAACAACAACAAGATTAGCATTAGAGCTGGTAGCTGTAGCGTCCATTTTGATTTTTTCTGGACTTAACTGTGCCAAAACCGCCAAAGTTCTAACGTCACCAAAGTCATTGGTGTTCAGCGTAATGGCCACAGATGGGACGTCATCGACTATATCTATGATATCCAGGTGCCCTAATTCGAATATATCTTCACTGTTGAAGGTAGTAGTGCTACCAAATGACTGAACACGATAAAGCACTTCACCGTTGGCCCATACGCTTTCAGAAGCGTATATAATTCTATTTCTAGCCATATTTTTTCCTCCTATTTTTTTATAATGCTGTTTACTATTTACCGGTATATAGGATAAACAGCAGAAATTCCTAGCCGGTATTCAGTTAGTAGCCGAAAGAGTACTAGGTTGGTATATAGTACCCGCTAGCTATTGAGGCAAATAGCTACCTTTTCCTTTTCCAGTTCTATACTTAGATAGGTTACTTAAATATCATACCTATCATTATATGAATACATAGCAAAACTTATTTTGGCCCTATAAGCATTTAAGTCACTTAACATAACTTCGTTAACACCTCGGGTCATTATAAGTGGTAAACTTATATGTCTACTGGTAACATTATCAAAATATAAATTGCTTACACCAGAAATAGTGGTCCTATCGAAATACAAACTATCCCTATCAACAGCATCTTTAATTCCATAGAATGTGCCGTCATAATCCAGCACGGACCCTTTAGGAAAGTCATAAACTGGTATGCTCTTGTTATAGAATGCGTTGTAAATTTTATCTACTAGATCATTCCTTTCGGCTGTAGATGAAGCAAATATATGTATATCGACCTTTCTTATATCTTTTTTACCACCACCAAGTTGGTAACCTTTTTTATCTGTACCATGAATATCTATAACAACTACTGGTGGTGATGCAGCTTCTATAGCGGCCCACTCATCGACGATACTTATGTAATTCCAATAGAAGTCTATGTGTGTAGGTTCTATGGTACCAGAAGTAATTATTCTGGCATCTATATAATCAATTATATACTCACTTCTAGGTACCACTTCTAATGTCCCAGAACTAGTGGTTGAATAAACCACAACCCTATTCTTTTGCTCTGGTGTGCCAGAATAAGTAGTAGTACTAACTAAACAATTTAAATCCGTGTCATCAAAGTAAACAAGGCCTCTGCCGCGATCAGAAGGCTTAGGTGTGAACTCAACTAGAGCTTCATAAACATAACTATTATCTAAAGGCGATGATACCGAATCAAGGTACATTAACTCTGCCTTCTGTTCAAATTCGATATAATCTTTAAGGACTATATCTTTTATGTAATAGTACAAACTTGAGTCCTCTTTTCTAAGTTTGGTCATTTCAGAACTCACTTCGTCACCTCTATTATAGCTTTGTCTATAGCTTCGTGAATAACTTTACTTAAATTATTTTCTACATACTCATTAGCTGGTTCAAACAAACCAATTGGTGGAGTATTAGAAAACGGGAATCTTACCAGTTTGATATTACTATCTTTTTCTCTTTTCCTAACGTCAGGGGTGTACCTTACTAAATACACATTTTCTTTTGCTACGTGACCTTTATACCCTAGTAAAAGATTGACCGGTCTTTTGTGATACATCTCTACATATTGCTCATCAGTTACTTCTACATACACACCAACTGTCCCTTCTAGTATGGTTTTAAGTATACTTAGCTCACCACTGAAATCAAATGTAGTTACATCCGGAACAATGAATTCAAATTTGTCCCCTGATTTATCCAACATCTCAAAACTATTCAGACGAGATAAAAACTCGTCATATAAATATGCTGGATTAGCTTTACTCTCTTTTGGAACTTTGGCTGCCAAAAGTTCATCATTATATGTTTCTAATATAATTTCCCTAACACTATCGGAAAATGATAATAATGCATCGGTCACTCTATCTTTAAATTTATTTCTCAAAGTTATTGGAAATTGTTGTAAGAGCGGCGGCATTATGAGTAGTCCTTAATTATCTCATCAGTATCTATAGAAGGTTTATCTGTAGTAAACGCTATAACTACAAGAACAGATTGATTACCTAATCCGCGCACTATTGGTGCTTTCGATAGTTTACAATTAACACCATCAACCACTATTTTTGACGAATTCTTAAACTCGTTAAAATATTTTGGATCAGTTTTAAGTTTTACTATAGTAGACCCTTCACTACCAGCTGGTGTTAGCGTAAGATTGTTACTAGAGCCAACATCCTTAGGGTCCCAATTAACCAAACACTTGATCCAAACTGTGCGATCTTCTTCTAACTTACCAAGCCCTTTACATACAGGACAGCGACCACGTATAAAATATTTATAAAGCACACCAACACCACCAGATGCTTCATACTCATCCTGTTTTTGTTGCGCTTCTAAAACGGTCCATTTACATTTTCCAGTAGATTTATCTGTTAACTTATCATAATAACAATTAGGACATTCAGATTGTTTCGGTTGGCGATATACTTCAACATTACGGCCTAAACCATTTATAACATCTAACATACGCCTACGATATCGCTCTTTAGTAGCTTTTCTAATACGGCCTCTCATAGTTAGTCAATCCTTACTCCAAACAAACCTAATAACCTATTAGCTTTTACCGCATCGTCTAGTCTTTTCTTCAACTTATCAAGCATGTCAGCTCTAGCTTCTATACCTGGAGATGGGTCATAGGTGGTACTATCATCTTTTATAGTGGAACCATCCTCATTGATATACTCCCAAGTTTCAGAAAATAACAAATCATACGCACAAGCTAGGATCTGTATTTCAGTACTTGTGTTTATATCATTTAATGGTGGCGGTGGTGATGTACGATTAAAGGCATCCATGATCTCCCTGTCAGACCATCTAAATGTATAATACCAAATATCGACACCTTTTTGATAGACCCTAGAACCACTTACAACAGTTACTGGTTTATCTATAAAGTCATCAAACTTAAGGTACCTATAACCATTTATAGAGGGGTTGCTTGTTTCCGTGTATTGTACGCCGTTCATGTTGATACTTACTGGCCAACCTTTTTCCTCTAAAACATAGGTCTTACCGTCTGGCATTATGTTGCCTTCAGCCTCAGTACCATATTCCCTGGATAAACCTACTATATCACCTATAAGGGTACGTATCCTATCTATTATTGCTTGATCAGCACTACCATAAGATACCTCTGGTGGATAAACAGGATCGTAGTATAAGTCACCTGGTTCACCTAAAATAGGATCTGTCCAAGCACTAGCACCACTAGTAGTACTATTAAAGTACCTAGAAATATACCAATCCTCTGCTGTACCATCAGGATCAGTGAAATAATACTGAGTATACCCAGATACTAATTTCACCTCGCTTGTAGGCTGTATATTACTTATATTATCTATACCAGAAACAATAGTATAATCTACTAAATCGATAGGTGTAGACGGTATACCCGTACCAGTATACCTACGTATCTGAATAGTATCAAATACGCTTAAAACAGTAGAAACATTATCTATATTAAAAGTTAAAGATATCATCAAAATCTCCTAGTAAGGTTTTGGGAATTTAACTTTCATGCTTGGTTTTATTTCCTCAGCTTCCCCTTCCAAACCTAGTGCATCTTTAGCACTGATACGTGGCTTATGTTCGCCATGGTCTTTTGCCTTAATACTTGGTTTTATCTCATCACCAACAACATGTGACTTACCAACTTCATCAGAGTCAATATCATACTCGTGAACAGGTACATACTTTACAACACCTACGGCGAATTCTAAATCGTCAAGGTAAAAGTCTATACGTCTATTAGTATAGAAGGTTAGCTTATTTAAATGTTTATCGGTTAAGTTAAATTCTGTTAAAGGCACATAAAATTTGACCCATTCCCTGTGACTATAGTCGTTATCATGGGTGCCAATAAATCTTAGAAGATTGACTTCCTTACCATTGTTAAACTTAACCAATAGTTTTACATCTTCTTCGTCATCATCGGATAAGATGTTTATCATACCAACAAGTAAATCATAAGCAGTAGTATCCACCGATTGGCTTCTAGAAAATACTATTTCTTTATCCGAATTAAACCCTATGACTTCTAGACCATTTGTACCAGAATATTTAGCAGCTGGTGATTCAATACCAAAACCACTATGATCCCAATCACCACCAACATCATCTTCCCCAGTACCATTCCATATGATAGTTACATCTTCCTGTGGGGACTCTTTACATACAATATCAATATTTACAATATCATAATCGCTTGTCGGATTACCAGAACCGTGTACATACCCTACAATCTTGTAGTAACTTAGAGCAGTGAAACAAATCTTCTTATACTGCTGCTCAATATTGACAGGGCTATACCAAACCAGCTCCCATGGGCCTGACCCGTCAGATGCTGCAGATTCATCTTTATAAATCTCCCAACTATATGCGTCAGCAGTACCACCTGTAGAAGTACCTTCTATATACAATGAGTAATAACATTGCTCTGGTGTCACTAAAACAGTGGTAGCAAAAGTAACATCCTTACTGATTTTGGCAATATGTTGAGAGTATCCATCACTCCAATACGCTTCTAAAGTTACCACACCACTCACAGTAGTAGGTGTATAAGAAAAAACTTCACCATATGGTACATCTAGTAAACTAGTTTCCACACCATTATCATTATAATACCAATTGTATTTAACACAATCTGGTGGGGCTTTGCCTACCATATCAACATTCGTACTGTTATTGGTAAATGTTATCGGTGAATTTATTATGGCTTGTGATGGGTCTTGTATAAAATCTAAATTTGGCCCGGAAAAAAGTTTTTGTTTAAAAGTTTCACTGTATTCTATTATGTTAGAATTAAAACCATCAAACCAATGTACTCTAACATAAACCGTATGATCTCCAGGAAGTGTGAAAGCGCCGGGCTCGGCATCCTTATAACACCAAAAAGTACCAGTACCGGCCGTATGGTAGACTATCTCATTCTTGTCCGTGGATGTATAAGTAGTGTTCGTGGCATCCTCTATAACCCATTCTATTTTAGTGATAGAATCATCAGGGTCATTACCAGAGTATTTAAACGTAACAACAGTATTAGGAACCACTATTTCAGTACCTACTGCTTCTATACAAGTTATATCAACGGTAGGTGCCTTATTGTTAATGGTGATTTGTTTAGTGCCAGATACTACACCACCACACTCATCATAAACAGATAATACCACATCATAAACACCAGTTGATGTCCATGAATGGTTGGGGCTATACACACCACTATATGTGTCTATGGTATCATCTCCCCAATCAACTTCAGTAGTGGTTATAGAGTTAACACTCTGTATAAGATACCCATACCTGGACAACCAATGATACATGGTCACTTGACCAAAAACCCAGTTATGGACATCATAACTACTATTAGAAGCCGTATAGACAGTCCCTAAAAATCCGTTAACAGGTAGGGACCAAACAAGGTTTGGTAAAATATTAGGCCTAACTTGTACATCCAAAGAATAAACGGAGGACGATCCATCATATGTTATTTCTGTAGCGCCCCACTCTACTAATTGAGAACACGCTGCATTTCTGTCTGCGGCTCCTCGCCAGAAAACTAGCACTATCTTAGAGTTAGCTAAAGCTGTACCCGTTGGTGTGAGAAAATCTGAGTCACCCAAATTAGCATTAAAGTAACCAGTACCGGGCTCTACCTGTCTAACAGAATTCCATTTATCTGGAGAACTAGCTGTACCATTCCTATAAAATAAAAACTGGTAATACCCATCACCAGTATTAATAGAACCGTCACTATTATATAAATAGCCATTTATGGTCACGTTAAGGGACATAGTTATTCACCCCACACCAATGTTATAGGAGTATTTCCAGTGTAATTAATCCAAAAACCAGATATCTCTTTATTTACACCATCTAGATATATAAGTTGAAAATTGTGTGGACTAGTTTCAGGGGTTACACCAGGAACATACGAATAATAAGCTTGAGTGTCACCTATATACGTGTTGGCCACAGATATTAACCCCTGACCATACACATCGTCTACCTGGTCTATTATATAATTCTTTATTTTGGCTATGGTGGCCCCATCATGTATATGCTTATGTAGAATATTGTCCCAATAACCATATTGGATAGGTATAGCTACCAATGACCAACCAGGCTCTAGCTCTATGGTACCTTTGTCAAAACAATTGTCTGAAGATGTACCACTTACTGTGCACCCTATTAAATCATATCCGGCACAAGCTATATACCTAATATCCACAATTTACACCCCCGAAGGACCCATTTTGTATGGGACATTGTCGTTCACAGAGTGGTACCAAGCGTATACCACACCACTAGTAGTAGTGGATAACCAATCGGTATCATAGTCATATTTTATTTTTGTAATTATATAATCTGTCTTACTTAGTGGAACATTACGTACAAGCTGTGATGGGGTAGGTGTAGCATTATTTCTCAACACATGTTCTACCGAAATATTATAATGTCTATTTTGTTTTACTAAATCTTTTAAACTCTCATCATTTACAAGTACTTCTTCGGTAGAAGTTATAAAACCAGTAGCTCTAACATAACAAATATAATTACCAGGAGTGGGTAGGCTAATCTCTGTTCTGTATATGCCAGGGTCTGAAGTAGATTCTGGAACTATACCACTAACAGTAGGCGATAACGGTAAGTCATCTGTGGTTCTGATGTCATAAACCACCACTTCCCCTGTAACTGCATCACCAGTAGCTTCATCAACAAGAGCAACCGTGATAGGAAACTTTTCTCCAACATCTACTCTTATCACCCTTATCCCTCTATATTAATCCCTGCTCCAAACTACTTCGGTAAAAATAGTGTTCTCCAAATCATCTGGAACTATCTTTCCCGAGATCATAGTATTTGAATATCTCGGATGTCCGTAACAGTAATCAATAAATTCAGAACATGACATTTTTGTGTTATCTTCAAAATCGAATTCAAAATCGTACTTTATATGCTTATCATATAATTCTAAAGCCTTTTCTACAGCAGATATGGTTAATGTGCTATTAGAAGTTCGTAATACTTTAACATCATCACATCTTAAGAAATTCAATAGATCCTCTTTAACCACACCATCATGAAGTACATGAACAACCTCATGATTACCTACATAAATACCTGTATGTGACCAATACCCTGGGATAAGAAGACTACCTAGATAATGCTCATATCTACGCAACAACACGTCCCCAGGCTTAACTAGACCATCAATCTCTCTGGCTTCCTCACCTTTAACACGGTAGCTACTCTCTCCGAATAAAACTATGCCACCTTTATACAATCTAATATCACCAAGGAAACGAATAATATTCTCTATCATAGACATGTCGATGCCTCCAAATTATTAAAATTCTATTACTTGTTTGCCGTTAACAACAGCCCAACACTCATCACCGTTGTAATCAGAATCATCCGATTTGCGTTTTAATTGGACATTACCAGTCAATCCAATATCAATATGCTCACCTAACGAGCTTCTCAACACCATAGGAGATCCCTTCAAGGTGGCTGGGTCAGCATATTTGAATTCTATCTCAACAACTTTTTCTGTAGATACATCCTCAACAATATCTACAGGAATAATCATAGGGTTATTAGTCTTTTTTACAAGATCTTTGACTGAAGCATATTGTAAATTCATAACTTCTACTATGCTATCAGTAACACTAGAATATAGATTTAGAGAAAAGAAAAGACGATTAGAATCTTTAAGAGCAACTGATTTAGGAAAACGTACTTGTATTGATGTAACAATTAATTTCTTACCAGCATCAGGTTCTACCTTAAATACTGAATCTGTAGGACCGTCTACCCAACTAGCACTATTTGCAAAGTCATGGGTCACTATACGTCTATCAGTAAATAATATAGGTTTATTTATATAATCCTTAACATTAAGATACTCTACGCTATTAGGATCTGCTGAGCAAGTTAAAACTATACCGTTCTCGGGAACAGTATATAGCTTAACTCTACCATTACCTTGTTTCTCGCCATATAAAGTAGAATTAACACTTCTCCGCAATTCCAATAATTCCTGTAATGAAACATTGACTTCTGAAACCATTATACCGCCTCCTCATACCAAAAAAATCTAAACCCAATTGTTATATAATCTTTATCAGGAATAACCTCAAATAAGCAATAATCATTAGGCTCTATAATGATTTCTTCAGATCTACCAACATCTTCTTTGTTGGCATAAAAGAAACCTATCTTTGTGCCTTTGTCTGAGTAAGCTGGGGACTCTGTTATATTTGCGGTCCATCCAGTAGTGATGCTACTTTTAGCATTAGTAATACCGATACCATTAATGGGTGTCCCAACATCAGTTATTACAGGATTCAAATATATACGTAAATAAAATTTATCAGACCCAAAAAAGTCAAAGATACAATGGCTTTCATGGGTACTAGATGATTGGAATAAGAATAAATAAGTAGTACCTGCCACATTAGTAACAAAATCATGGGCTGATAACCACGTATCTCCAGCATGTATTTCGGCATGACTAGCCCCAGTACATATATTAAAACCAGATATAGGATCGAATTTAAATCTGTCAAGTAAATCTTCAACAGATTTCAACCTACCAAGTAAAGTATTAATGGTAGGCACATCAGCAACCTCTCCTAAAGCGTCTTTACCATTAGCATCTAACACAGCATAAGGTTTATCTACATAAACCTGTAATATATCGGTTGACGACATAGCTGTCGTATCATAAGCAAGCGATATAACGTCATTTGTTATTGTGGCACCTTTAGTGTTATCATTGAACAGGTAAATAACATCGTTAGTCGTAACGTTTGTTATAATAAGCAGGTCTTCCAAATTAAGCTGGACACCAGAAACTGTTACTTGTTTATTTGCCGGATCAAATGTATAACTTCCGCCTAAATCCTCTAATCTATATTTCATATTTGCCTCCTACCCCAAAACTAGTGAATAAGCAACCATATCGGTTTTTAATTTATTTATCTGATCAGCTAATGTACCAGATATAGTGTCAACTTCGGATTTTAAGTAATACCGCTGATCGCCTCTGCCCACATTTAAATATTGAGGATGATCATCATTACCCAGACCTGATAACGTAGAGTGACTTATACCTGTAATATTTTTACCTATAAAATATGGAGAAGAGCCAGAAGTAACTGGTTGGTCTATATATGCATGAGACTCTCCAGTACTACCAATGTGCTCATACGCTAGTTGACCATAATCTCCGCGAAAAGCCGTACCCGACGTAGTACCTAATTGAAGACTACCATTCAAAGTAGTCATATCCTCCCATGTAGGAGGATCATGATTAACCAACATCCATAAACTGTTTGGGGTTAGTTGTCTAGCTAATACCCCAACATCTTCCGGTCTAAACCCAGTAGCCGCCAACCGTTCAGACTCATTGGTATATTCCCATCTGTAGATAATATGCGCATCTTCTTTTCTAGCGTCTCTATGAAACATTAATAACCCCCACCTAACACAATATTACCATCACTATCTAACACAGGTGTAGCATCCATAAAAAACATTATCTCATTATTGGTATGAGTATGTAAACTAGTAACACCGCTAGTAGTCAATTCAGTATACTGCGGCTTAGTTAAATGGTAATAATCAGGACCTGTGCCCTGTAAACCATTTAAAAGGTTGTGAGTAGATACCCCAGAAACCACTACACCTGAAATAGTAGTGTTTACGATGTACTCTACCTGTTCTTTAACAACATAATGGTATGGGGCCGACGCCCAAGTACCACTTAAGGTATGGTTAAGTTGCAGCTCTCCGTTAGCATACCAGAGAGCTGCTTTAATACCTGTACCAAAATATATTTGGTCATCATCTTTAAGATATAAGTCTTTGCCTTTTATTCTAGCCATTTATCTTAATCGTGAAGACATACCCATTCGAGTACGTAATTAGCTGTATCCATATCACCAGAAAATATTACTGTAAAACCAGTAGTAGACTTAGCCGATACCATCATCGGGTATATAGCCGGAGTAGCATCAACTGTATTTGTAAGTACCACACTGACAGTGTAATTAGTGTCAGCATATGGTGTAGAAAATGTCACTGACTGGCTAGAAGCATTTAGAGGTAGGGATACTCTACCTGAACGTTGTTTATCTGCAGCCTGTGAATCGACATAGCCTTTAGTAGCTAAGTCATAATCATTAACAGGTGTTACACCACTTACAGTGGCTGTGAACCCTCTAGCACCATCTACACGTACATACTGCTGGTGGTCGTCTGCTCCCAGACCTTGTAAGTTGCTATGAATACTTAATACACCACTAAGGGTACTGAACTCGTTGTCTACGTAATTCTTGGTAGATAGGTCCTGTGGATTAACAGGATCAACACCAGCCACAGTGTTTGTAAAAGCTCTAGCACCATCTACCCTTATATACTGGGTGTGATCGTCAGAATTGAGATCAGCCAAGTTAGAATGTGAAAAAATACTGGCCATAACTACCCAGTTAGTACCATTATAGATATACATCTTATTGGCACTTTCAACATAGGTGGCCATTCCTGGGTTCTTTGTTGTAAATACCCAAGCAGACCCATTCCACTCGACTATATCGCCGTCATGTCCTGACCAATCCCCTGTGGCGGCGGCAGCGATAATATACCTATCCCCAACACTAGGACTAGCTGGGGGATCTGATATAGTATTATTTAAAACTGAGTCTTGCCAATCAACATTAGTGACTTTAGAATCTACATATTTTTTTGTAACTAAATGCCCATCTTGTGTAGGCGATACGCCACTAATAGAGGTGGCTATACGCAGCTCTGCTCCGTCCCACCAAATACTTGTATTATCATTATTACCAAAATAAACTCTTTGGTTATCTTTTAGCTTTAAGTGCTTACCTTGAAATTTAGCCATACGTTACTCTCCTCTAATTTTTTATTATAGACCAATCAATAAAATAATCGTTGGTATCTATCTCACCAGATAAATACACAGTAAAACTATCCGGTTTCTTGTTACCAACTACCCAACCGTATATACTAGGTACGGTACCGGAAGTAGTAGTTATATCCACCTTAACGTTATAGTTGTTGTCGGCCAGCGGCGGTGATAATGTTATTATCTGTTTGTCGGCATAAATAGGTATAGGCTTTATACCATGTAGCACATACCGGGTAGAACTAGTGGTATACACAGCCTTCAACACATCTTCTGGGTGTGGGGCTATATAGTAAAACTGTATACCACTAGCACTAACCTCTAAAAAATCATCACCGCTATGAAGCGCCTGACCATTATAGTATACAACTATCTCATTAGGTTCATACGCTTCCTCTACGTAAAAAAGTTTATTGACCCCATCTTTAACCCCATAAAGGTCCTTACCTACCTTAGTTATATACGAAGATACACTACTAGGGGCTTGACTTACTCTACGTAGAATAATCATTTAAACACCTACCTCTTATTCGCAGGTGTATTTTCTTTAAGCTCTTTTATAGTCTCTTGCCGTGCCTTATCTCTATCAGAGGCCCTTATAAGATTATCCACCAAATCTATTATAATTTTTTCATTGGCCCTGAGCTGTGATATCTCACCAGTTAACATGTAAACCTGCTCGGTCTTAACTTCTATATCACGGCGGAACCTCTCAACCAAAGTTACTATAAAGCCAACTTCTTCTTTGGTTATAACTCCCTGATCCCCAGCCTTCATAACTATATCACGTAATTTACTATTATCTGATACCATATACCTTCTCCTTTAAAATTATATAGAAATACATCTATATTTTATATGTTAATTACTTACGAATAACATAAGTTATGTTACGGCCAGCTTGTATATCAAACCTAAATGTTACTGTAATAGTAGAAGTCTCGCCGTAATCACGATCAGCATTGGCCCCATCAACTCCTGTATCTGCGGCTAATAGCTGACCATCGACATAAATATCCATATTAGCGCCCTCCCTACCAGATGTACTTTCTGGTGTGTAAGAAGCCCCACCTGGTAATGTATGAGGAGTATTTTTAGGAATAGTAGTAGCAGGAGACTCTATATATTTTTCTGGGGCAACAGCATTAAGAGTATCAGACACATTCTTTAAATTGGTATCTAAAGCAATTAAAGATTGTGTGATATTCTCACCAGAAGTTAAGTAAGTAGCTCCAACATAAGTTGCGTCACCTATACCGTCATTAAGAGCGTCTAAGGCACCCTTAAGGCTGGCAGGGTTGGAGTTAAGTAAATAATTACCGCTAATATTATTCCAAGGCTGGGCAGACCTATCATTATCGGTAGCACCAGTAAATGCCCACAAATTATGGATATCATCTACAAGAGCTACGTCACCCTCCCAAGAGTTTACGAAGTCTGTACGTAACCAATCGTACTCCATCATATCGCTTAAATGCTTACGATATGGGTATATAATTTTTACAGCTGATGGAACGCCACCAGAAACAGTGCTTAAATCAACAGCTACATCATTAGCGTAAAAACGAGCATAAACATCAGTACCATCACCTACACCACCAAAATCTACACCGTCATGTAGTTTTGCGTAAATAGTGTAACCGTTGTTATCCTGTATTTCCTGGCCAGTGTCTACATTTATAACATCAGCCCTAACAACCCTATCTAAACCACCTTCATCATAGTAAGTACCATTATTAGCGGTACTAGCAAATATAGGCAAACCTATACGATTGTTCGGTTTAGCATATGGTACCGTAGTGGCTATAGATACACCAGTGGATGTACCACTAACAGTATACCCTTGACCATTATTATCAGCTGTTACAGGTACTATAATGGTTTTAGCATCTAATGTATTATTTTTTAAATTAGAAAGATTTAAGGTTTTGTATTCTGAACTAGCTACATCTGTATTTGTAGGATCAAAATACTTACCTAAGTCATCGTACCAGTTAGCTGTACCCTTAACACCCTTCATAAGAGTACGTATAACATTTAGATCCTGCTCTAACGAGCCTGACAATGTTGGTTCGGCTACACCGATAGTATTAACATTGGCTATACTATCATCATAAGTAGCCGACCATCTAATCTGTTCTAACTGCCTCAAAAGACTTCTACTCATAGTTACTCTACCATTATTTTATTTTTTTATATATTACGCGTCAGCTCCAATTCTTGAATCCGCCTGCGTAATAAATTACATAAGCTATCTTTACCAGATCTACCGCTAGCTTCCTGTAAAGCATATTTTAACAACCTAATATCATTTATTTCAGGTAATTTTTTCCTAGCTTTACGAACAGAAAGCTCTACAATATCCATAACGGTAATCTCTTTTTTAATTATGGGACTAACTAGATTACTAGTATCTTTTCCTGTTTCGACTACTGACTGCTTGGCAGGGTCATCAATGATTACGGCCCAATTAGGTGATTTGCCTAGTTTGACTTCCTGCAACCACTTAACGAATTCTTCCCCTTCTGAAATATTATATTTCTTACCATACTGCTCATATAATTCAGCAAGAGGTATCTCGCCGCCAGGAGCCACAGCCCGTTTAAAGGCATAAGCCCATGCTTGTCCCATGTTTTTAACTACTCCATACATAATGTTTCCTCCTTTTCCTATCTGTTATTAAAATACCTAATAAAATCAAAAAAGTTATGCCATGTATTAGAAGCTTTGTGTAACAACAAAGCAAACACCAATAAAGGCACCTTTTCCTCTAACAACACTCTATTATCAAAAAACAATATCGTTACTAACAACGATACCCAAAATGAAAAACAAAAACCACAATCCAATAAATCGTGTAACAGATTGCAAACCTTGCTATCTGATCTAAGCAGTCGTTTTTTCAATTGATTTAGTAACGACGACTTAACCACTATCTCTGTAACTTCTTCTACTAAGATACTATAAATCAAAAACTTAAGCATAATATTCTAATTTATAGAAGGTTACTTAATAAAAAAGCCCCTCAAAAAGAGGGGCTTTGGTAAACTACGTGTTAAGCACTGATTACAGTGAGCGATCGATTACGCCCATACCAAGCATACGAGGATCGAGGGCGGCAAAGCCTACTTCCATCCAACCGAAGAAGCCCTGCTTCTGGACTCTTAACAGGGTCGGATCTTCGATAGCCTCATACTCTTTCTTAATAGGCATGACCAGCGAATCGTTGGTGGTAAGATCGAAACCGTAAATCTGGGTTTCACCCAGTGTAGCTACTGTACCATCAGCATTAGTCTTGTTCGGATTATCCAAGACGTACGAATTGAAGGTATTAGAAGCATCAGCATTGAACTTACCATATTCTGAATCCGAAGAGTTAATATTATAAAGACCTGTGGCACCAAGGTGCTGTACCTCGTGGAGACGAACATTCCAAACACTACCCATACCGGAAGCCTGGAAAATCTCACGACGAGTTACTGGATCGATATCGGTGTCTGTCCACTCACGAATATCGGCAGCATCTTCGGGACTGACATACAGGTCAGTAAGGGTCCTACCTACACGCTTGAAGCCAACCAACATCTTGTTGATAAGCTGAGGAGAAAGATACCCGGCACCAGTTGATGTTGGGTCCATCTCATAAATAGGTGCAGGACGTGAACCTAAAAGACCTTTACCAGCAAATGAAGAAGTAGCAGCTGGGACAATAACACGCCAACCACACTCTTCCTCATAGTTAGCCAGATCTTTAGCAACACGAGCAGCAGCTCTCTGTGGAATATCTATACGTGAATCACGAGCATAAGTAATCTTCCAATCAGCAGAAGAACTTAGTGTAAAAGTGGGAACGTAAACCTCTTCCCCAATACCTTCGATAAAGTTCTGAGCGACATACCCAAGGCCAGGGAGAACCCACACAGGTACCTCAAAATCTTCCGCAACTGGATAACTAGCTTGTGCACCTGGCGCAAGCCGTTCGACAGCAAAAAGCTGTCTCATGATTGATTCTAGTTCAACTTTCTGAAGAATAGGAGTGGTGAGAGCAGCAGCAAAAGCTTTGTAAGCCGCTTCACCTTCCGGTGAAACCTCAGCGGTGGCTCTAAACAGAGCCTGCATTTCTTTGATATCCATAAGATACCTCCTTATAGTTTATTATTTTAGGATTTACAACACATATGGTTGTAAATTAATCCACACATTTTAAGGCCCACCACATAATATGGCGGGCCTTGTTATCAAAAAACAATTATATAACCAACTTAACTCTGATTGGGTACAGAGTGGTGTTCTTGATGTTAGCAGTACACTTAGCAGCGCTAGCACCTTCAACAACCCTGGCAACCACTGTACTAGAACAGCGCTCGCCATTATCATCGGTACCGTCAGAATTGACAGTAGAGTTAGTAAGTTTAGCTTCGTCAGCAGCTGGGTACAAACTCATACCTGGTTTCATGTGATCACCATCATCAACAGTACCAACAGTAGTTGACTGTAGACAGGTATAATGGACTGTATCCCAAATACCGTAGTGAGCAACACCAAGTGGAGCCTCTTTAGTACCAACAACGTTACCAGTAGCATCGTACAATGGCTGTGCGATAACGTCACTAGAACCAGAATCACCTGGCATCATATATCCAACAGGATGTACCTGATGGTAACCGGTCTTAACTTTCTGCATAGCAAAACCAAATGGAGCCTCGGTAACACCGTGGGCCATTTTCTTTACAACAGCTTCCTCATTAGTAGCTGTCGGATCAAGATAAAGAACAGAACCAGCGTATGCGATTACACCGCCAATGCCGGCAGCGCCTGTATCAGTCTGAGCAGCATACTTACAAAACTGATTCTCAACAACAGGATGTCTTGGTATAAACATATTTTTATTCCTCCTTAATTACTTTTATCGCCAACCATTTTAGCAGCCAAAGCCTTGCCTAATTCAGCGTACTTAGTAGCTAAATCAGATGAATCACTTTCTAGATTCAATGAAGCCTTTGATTTGCCATTCAAATCGGCATCAGGGGTGTCGTTATTATCTACTGACTTGCCATCATCATCTGGATCAGTAGTTTGGTTGTCAGAAAGACTAGCCATAATGGCTTCTTTAACTGAGGCCAACTCCTCTTTATAAGAAGTAAAAGCCTCATCATCCATATCTATGATTTTAGCACGTTGTGCTTCTGGATTCTTGCTTAAAACACCAGCGGTTTCTAACTCTTTCATCCTAGCATCTGCTACAGTATTCTTCTCTATGTCAGCTAGCCTGCCAGAGAGCTCTTCAACACTGGCTTGTGCTTTAGCCAGCTCGTCTTCAACAGAGGCTTTCCCTTTGTCAGCCTCTTCAGCCTTGTCTTTGGCTTCCTTAAGAGCCTCTTTAACGGTGGCCATTTCTTCCTCTAAAGAAGCCACAGTTTGACCAAGTTCTTCGACCTCATTGGTCTTAGAATCAAGAGCCTTTGTAAGCTCTTCTATGGTTCTAGCAGACTCTTCAAGGGCAGCTTCTGTTTTAGAAATACGCTCCTGCTCTTCCTTCTGGGAGAATATTTCAGATACAAAAGCCTTGATGTCTTGCTTCAATTTATCTTCCATGTTTTTATTCCTCCTAAACAATATTGATCATCAATTATGACAATCTATTAATGGTAAGTAGGCTACTAACCTCCTTAATAAATCTTTTTGACTCGTAAGAGTCGTATACCAACCTAAAATCCTTTACCTTTAGTAAAATTAGTATTTACTAATAACACTATCACTTTTACCTAACATAAATAAAACATTAAACGACACATTAGCCAAAGAACCACTAGACTTAATGCTTATAACATTATTAGTAGCGTCTTGATCAATGTACCAAGAGTTGGCTCCAACAGAAGCCGTGGGTGTGGCAACAACAGTAGCCATTGAAGCTAAGTCATAACCATTAATGGTTATCCCACTACAAACAACGGTATCGATACCACTAGCTACAACAACTTCTGACCAAAGCATTGGAGCACCGTCTTTACCAGTGGAACGATAAATAACCTTACTATCATTGTCAGCCTTAACAGCTACCACACCGGGTTTACCTTTAAGCTCACCAGTTTGAGCTCGTCCTAATTGTGGCATATTTCTACCTCCTTAAAAATTTGGATTATAGAAAAACACTTTAATCTTGGAACCACTTCTTGGCCGCAATCACAAGCTTTGTAAGCCTGTTAACCAACTCAGTACGCCTGTCATTAGCCTCTTTCTGACTGGCTACTTCTTGAACTACTTCCGAGATTAAGCTTTTTGTATACAAACATTCTGAATCTGATGTATCCCTAGTACTAGAAGTACAATCTGTATCATACTTAGTACACCAATCAGTATGGATTACATTAGTATCCTGATTCTTATCTTGTGTGTCTATAACTTCTTTTTTATAACTCACACAAATACCTACAGTAT